CTCGGCGAGCAGTTGCTTGTCCTCGTCGAACGAGGTCCGGTGGTAGGCAGCCACCATGTGGTAGCCCGTCACCAGGTCAGCACTCACCAGACTCAGGTCGTAGCCGTACCCGTGGTACTTGGCATAGCGACCCGCCTCCCTCAGTCCGTTGTACTGGCTGATGAAACCGGAACGCCAGGCGTTGCGCTTGCCTGGCATCAGGGGCAAGGGACCTGCGAGGTCGTACCCGGGGAACAGGTACGGACGCAGGTCCCGGTAGGTGTCGGTCTCCATGTCGTAGCCCATGCCCAGCAGTCCGAAGTCGAACGACTCCAGTACCTGGGCAAGGGATGTGGTCGGGTGACCGTCGACGATCTTGTAGACGACGTTGACCTCGACCCCACTGAGAGACTCCATCTTCATGGAGTTGGTGTGCCAGCCCTTGAAGCCGTAGCGCAGCCACCGTTCCCAGACACGGGCGAAGCGATCGTCCATGACGTAGCCGTTGTTGAGCAGGGTCTGGATCGTGGAGATCAGTACCTGCTCGGTCGGCACGAACACGTCGAGATCGGAGTAACCGTCAGGCAGGCCATGCGCCTGCGCTGCTACACAGGAGCCGGCGATGAACACCGGACTCCTGTGTAGCAACGGTTGGACGCTGGCGAGGGCCTGACTCGGAGTCAGGTTCGCCATGTGTCAGACCTCCTCGGCCTCTGCCTCGGTGAAGGTCAGCTGGCTGGTGTCGACGGACTCGACAGCCAGATCAGCCAGCTCGGCGTCCAGATCGGCACGCCTCTCCTCGAGCTTCGCGATCTTGGCATCGCGAACGGCGGTGGCCTTCTCGACCGCAGCAGTGCAGACCTCGTCGGCCTTGGCGATGCGGGCGTCGACCGCGGCGATGGCCTCGACCAGGTAGTTGACACGGGTGGTCGACTTCTCGGCCTCCTTGGCGCGGGCCTCGGCCAGCTTGGCCTCGAGTGCCGCGATCATGTCGGCGTTGGACTTGCGGGGCATAGCTTCCTCCTCATGAGATGGATCCACCCTCGGTTGCGAGGGAGGTTGTGGCCCAGCCTGCATCCAGTGCTGAAGACGTAGATGCAGGCCGGGAGTCTATGAGCGGTGGCTCCTGACCTGAGTGCACAGGGCAGGAGCCTGGTCCGGGGCTCTCCCGGTGTGAGGGTCATCTGGACCCAGTCACGCTTGCTCAAGGCGTGACATCCCACTCTGTCGAGGTGGTACCCGCCGGATGTGCTGCACTGCGCAGAGCCGGAGTAGTAGTCGCCTGCTCTTGTGGCAGGCGGAAGCGTAGCGGGAGATGACGGCCCAGCTCAGCTGTGATGCGCTCCCGCACGCTCACATGTACACGTCCCAAGCCAGCCCGCTCTCGTGGGGCTGCCAACGCCGGGGATCTCCCGGTCTAGAGGGTGCTGACCGTGCACGGGACACGAGCCCATGCCGCCAGCTCTGGGTTCGGCTCCGTGGCCAACCCCCAGGTTCACCTGCTCAGTGGCAGGTGGGTCAGTCGAGCATCAGGTAGATGGCTCGGGCCATGATGGCAAGCCAGCCGAGGATCAGTGGACCGTCGATCCACCAGACGCCGGTCATCGGTTCTGTCCCCAGTCCTCATCGACTGCGTCGAGCCAACTGTCGACAGCCTGCTTGGCTGTCATGGTGGGGAACGGGTCAGCCTTCAGCTTCTCGTACGGCAGCACAGGAAGCGAAGCGTCCTGGTGCTTGAGGTACCAGGCGATGGCGCACACACGCTCGTCATGACGTGAGTGTGGTGACGGCAGTGGACACTGCAGTCGAGGTGGTGAATCGGCCCACACCTTGGGAAGTTCCGGTGCCATTCTTCGCACGCTTCGGCGGAAGAGGAAGTCACGGACCTCGACGATGGCATATGGAATGCCAACACCGAGTATGACTCCCATCATGAATGAGAACATATCCATTCTTTCTCTCCTCAATCTTTGATTGAACTCTTTCTTTCTCCCTATATCACAACAGTCTCTTTCTGTTGTAGCGACGCATCGCTACACCCGACGCATCGGGTAGGAAGAAGCATCTTCAGGTGCCACGCCTGGCACTAGGTGGAGTTGGAACGACAGAGAGAGTGGTTACAGTGAGTGAAGAGATGTCACTGAGAGTTGGAAAGTGTAGACACGTAGACAGGTGTAGACACCGATTCCCCTATTTACCTCTTCTCTCTCTCTACCATATATATATAAGGTGAAGAGTGAGTGTCTACATGTCTACAACACGGGTCACAAGCACGAAAAGTGTAGACAACCGTGGTGTCTACACGATGTCTACATGTCTACATCACACGGCGAGCCTGCACGGTGAGGAGACTCACCCTGCCTGCACAGTCTGATTCGTACAGATGTACGTAGAAGAATGTGAATCTTCACAGCCATTCCAAAAGACACATGCACACATGACTCGTCAGTGGATGCCGGCCGCTCGGTAGCCCGAGACGCAAACGTCACGCGACTAGACGAGTTGGTTCTGGTTTAGTCGAATCAAGTCGTCAACATGTGTACATGTGAAAAAAGGAATGGATGTGAAGAAGAGAGAGCCCAAGACCGTGAGGTCCTGGACTCTGTCTTCTTCTAGCTAGCGCTTGGCCAGCTTGTTGATCCTGGCGAGCCATGCGTCCTCGATTGCCTTCTGCAATGTGGACGAGCGTGCCAGTTGAGCATCCCGTTCCGGGCTTGCCGGGAGCTTGAGCAGCTCGGAGATGCGATCGCTGTAGAGCGAGGTGGACTCGGGAAGCGCTTCGGTTGCTTCCTTGAGTGTGGCTGTACCCAGCTTGTCCTGGATGGTCTGGGCCATGGACTTCTCTCCGGTGCTTTCAGCGACGGCAGAGAGTACGAACTGCTGGGTGATGTCCTGCATGAATGAAGCCATGATGGCGTTCCTTCCTGGTTGGTTGTGTGTGTGCGTGAGGTGTGACCTGTGTGACTGTTGTGTGTGTTGTTGAATCCAAAATCAAAAATGAATCAAGAAAATCAAATGTTATAATCTAATCAAATGTATATTATCCCTACTATATACATATATAATGTATAGGGGGTATAGTATGTTTCTTTTGTATTTATTGTATTTGTTGGAACCTCTCACAAAAGTTTCCATTTTCACACCCTCCACCTACGTTCATCCCTCACAACCGACTCCGAGACCCCCCTGAAGCAGTCCCCACCCAGGTTGAACCTGAGTGGAGACCCAGCATCACCTGTCCCCACCTCAACATCCGGCACTGCAGAATCAGTCGAATCGGGGTGGACACAGGTCGCCACTGAGCTCCAACCCCGTCAGGGCTCGACACCACTGCGGTCCCCTATGCTCGCCCGGGGCATCCACACGGGAACCAGGCCGACACGGACCTGAGCCACGCATTGTGTAGGGCGGTTCTGGTGGAGAGGGTCCGCGAGCAGTAGGCTCACCCCATGCCCTCCCCCAGTGAGCTCATGAAGAAGGCACCTCCGCGCAAGGGCAAGGTCCTCGGCGCCGCGAAGAAGAAGTCCGGCCCACCGTGGGCGGCCAAGAAGAAGATGCTCAACAAGGGGAAGAAGGGCTGCTAGCGTGGCGGACTTCACGAAGCCCAGCGAGCTCGGCCGCGCCGCAGAGAACCCCGCGGCTCCTGCTGGCCTGAAGCAGACGGCCGGTCGGATGAAGACCGGGCAGGAGCGCTTCCTGGCAGGGGAGTCGAAGCTGGCTCCGTGGCTGCCGAAGGACAGCATGCTCGAGACTGCCCAGTCCTGGTACGGCGGGCAGAACACCGAGGGCGTGAAGAACGGCTGGGACACCAACTTCTACTCCACGATGTTCGCCCAGCGCGACGAGTGGGTGAACAAGGCGCAGGCGGAGAACAGCAACCAGCGCTTCTACGACTGGCTCAACCCGCAGGTGAATCCGAACGCCACCGGAGTCGTGGCCTGGGGTGCGGATCCCACCAAGACGGACAAGAACTACCAGGGTGACCGTTTCGGTGACGTCTACCAGAACGGCAAGAAGGTCGCCAACGTCTACGACGACTACGACCCTGCCACGGCCGACGTGATGATGGGCGAGTACCTGTTCACCAACGACGAGAAGGAGCGCATGTTCCGCGCCCCGGACGCGCGAGAGCAGTACCGGGCGAAGGTCGAGGGATACCGCCAGCAGAACACCGAGGCCAAGGAGTACGGCAAGAGTGCCGAGTCGTTCCAGCGGGAGACCGAGGCGCGGGAGCGCGCACTGTCCGAGGGCGTCGGCAACGAGGCGCTGATCGCGGGAGCCACAGTCGCCACGGGCGCCACGGTGCTGGGCGGTATCGCCAGCGCTGCGGCAGTCTCCGGTGCTGCGTTCTCCTGGACCGGCCCCGGTGCACTGCTGGCTGCGGCGGCCGGCGGCACGATCGCAGGTATCGCAGCGTGGATGAACCAGGATCAGCTGGTCGAGCTCACTGCACGGGCGCAGGAGGTCACCGACCGAAGCGAGGGGTTCTGGCAGACCGCGGGTTCCGCACTCGAGGGTGTAGGCACGGTCGGCTCGAAGCTGGCGATGCCGTTCTCCAACACGGTGCAGGGCATCTACGAGGTGAACAAGGGTCTGGACAAGGTCGGCGATCACACCTCCGAGTTCAACAAGGTGGTCGACGGCGAGCGCCAGGCGCCGGGATGGGTGCAGGGTCTGGATGTTGCGGCGGCTCTGACCGATGGGGTGCTGCAGTTCGCCTCCCCGACCGGGCGCTGGCTGTACATGGGCACGATGGGCACCACGGTTGCGGGCGGCGCGGCCGGCCTGACCAGTGGTGCAGGGTTCAACTACTCGCGCGGCCAGTTCGACAAGTACGAGAACTGGAAGGAGTGGTCGGCCGCCATCGGATCCACGGGTATCGACGCGGTGCAGATGGGCATGGCCGGCGCTCTGGCCTCCGGAGCCCGCACGGCCCGCACGGCTGTGGGCATGGAGTCCTCTCGGGCGGCCACGGCCGGCGAGACCGCGCTGACCCGTGCCGGGGACCGGATCTGGAACAAGCTGCCCGGCACGAAGAAGATTGAGGGCGAGACGTTCGAGACCGTGAACGGCATGCGGTTCGGGCTGGACTCCTCCGGTCGTGCAGTCAGCAGCAGGTCCACGGTGGAGCTGCTGGCCCCGTCCGAGATGCTGCGCTGGATCCCGACCAACTGGCGGGCCCGCGCGCTGAAGAAGTCCGACGAGGGTGCGCTCACTGCTGACGACCTGTTCCGCGCCGCGAAGGATCTGTCGAACCCGAGCTCCAAGCTGCAGGGCATGATCCTCACCGGGTACGCGGAAGCGGGTGAGGAGGCGGTGCAGGCCCTCTTCGACCCGGTGTCGTTCGGTGAGGCTGTGGATCCGCAGGCTGTGTTCCAGGCGGCGGCCTATGGTTTCGCTGGCGGCGCGGGCATGGCTCTGGGTAGCGCAACGACCCAGCCTTCCAACGCCCGCCAGGAGGAGTACATCGCCCGGTTGGCGCACACGCTGACCAACAACGGGCAGATGATGTCCGACGCGGAGTGGAAGACGTACTACTCCAGCCTGTCCCCGGCACAGAGGAAGGCACTGGCCAAGACCACCCCGGACCAGCAGAGCCAGATCCAGGGTGTCATCGACTCCCTGACCGAGCTGCACCAGTTCGATGCCACGCAGACCGCGTTCGGATTGGCCTCCCTGCAGGGCATGAAGATCGCCCAGCGCTGGGAGAAGCTGCACAACAAGGCGCTGAAGGAGGGCAACGGCAGCCTGGTGCTGATGGGCATGCCGGCCGACACGATCGTCACGCCGGGCGGGACGAAGGAGTCGTGGCGCTTCCCGCCGAACGCCGCGGTGATGTCCGCGTTCGAGACGGTCAACCAGATCCGCAACATCAACAAGGGTCTGGCCAAGCAGCGCGACTTCTTCCAGGCGGTCATCGCCGAGCAGACCAAGGAGCGTGCGCAGACCACGGATCCGGAGCTGCTCGACAAGATCGACCAGCGGATCGCTGATGCGACCGCACGGATGGCCGACCTCGGCAACCAGCGCACGATCTCCGACCAGATCACCACCGCGTTCGAGGACCTGTACGCCCAGTTCGTGGCGGAGACAGGCTACGACGAGCAGATGAACCTGCTCGACGCGATGAACGGGATCCTGCGCAGCGCGTTCAACGGCGAGCTGAAGGATCCGACAGGCACCCTCTACCCGCCGGAGATGCAGACATACGCGCAGCGGTCCGTGGAGTTGAACCTGGCCCGTCACCCGCTGATCGACAACGGGTCGTTCGCCCTGCTGATGCCGCAGATCTCCCCGGAGCTCACGCGGGTGAACGCGCACGGCACGGTGTACACCCACCAGTCGACGCTGAAGACACTCGGTGGCGACCACGACGGCGACACGATGGTCCCGCAGCACGACATCTACCGGGATCCCGCCCAGCTGCAGGAGCGGCGGCGCGGCACCCAGTACGTGCGGGAGATGACGCTGGCCGAGCGCAAGGACGCAGCCAAGAAGGACCCGCGCATCGACCCGACCATCACCAGGTGGACGGTCGTGGCGGACGCCCCGGACTCGGAGAAGGCGTACGTCCGGACGATGAGCGCGAACCTGCGCAACAGGAACACCGCGTACTTCACGGCGGTCAACGACGGCATCAAGTCCGTGTGCATGGACTTCTACAACAGGTACGCCACCGATGGCACCAACGCCGGGCCGTTCGCGCCCGAGGTCGTGGTCGACCTGCTGCAGGAGTTCGAGGACAACGTCACCGCGGGCAACGAGAACGCGCGCACGATGCTGGTCGAGGGACTGTTCAACGCCACCCCGACCGCAGCACAGCAGCTGTTCGCAATGGCGGACGGCACCAAGGTCCCCGAGCTGCTGTGGATGATGGGCACGATCAACGTGGCCTGGGATTCGATCCAGCGCCAGTTCGGTCACCTGTCCGCACTGGACCGCGACGAGGTGAAGCTGGGCGATCCGAACCGGATCCCGGCCGACAACGCCTACCAGGCGAACAAGGCCCGCCTCGATGCAGCCACAGCGGCCGACGACCTGGCTGCGATCGGCGCTGTGGACCAGACCCGCAGCAAGCAGAGCCTGCACTACTCCGCGTTCTTCCAGTCCTCCACCGAGCTCGGCCAGATCGCCGACACGGGCTGGACCACGGAGAAGCGCGACCAGCTGACCGAGCTGTACGCCACCCTTGGCACCCTGGACAACCGCACCGACCTCGAGAAGATCGAGGGCAAGACCGCGATCACCGATCGGGTGGTGCATTGGCTGACCAAGATCGCCGAGACCGTTCCGGGCACCTCGCTGAAGACCCCGGAACTCCTGCTGCTGCTGGCGAACGTCAAGGTTCCGGACGTCCAGACCAACGAGCTCAATGCCTACGAGCTGTCTGACGGCCGGATCACCCTGCTGCAGCTGCTCCTGCGCAAGTCCCTCGAGATCGAGCAGGTGAATCAGCGCAAGCTCGGGCCGGACTCGGACGTCATGCTCAAGATCAACAAGCTGATGACGCTGACCCGGCCGAACGGGGAGAAGTCGAACACCGCGGCCCTGGCCCTGCTCGAGGTCTACGGCAACCACCAGCTGTACCAGCTGATCGGCGACGCCAGCATGTACCTGGGCCCCCAGGTCACGCTGAACCAGCTGCAGATGCTGCTGACCGGGATGCACTCCGACAGCCGTCGCCGGCTGGTGAACAGCTTCAAGCGCTCCCCGGCATACTTCAGCCACCACGGAACCGGCGATGCGCCGTGGGATGCCCGGGTGCTGTACACCGGACAGGTCAACGCCTTCACGATGCTGGTGGACGCGGTGGCCTCAGGTGCGCGCACCTCGTTCCAGGCGATGGAAGGCCGTGACGAATCTGCCCACAAGCAGTTCAAGGATGGTCTGGCCGGGCTGCACGAGTGGATGGACGTATGGCGCGCGCAGCACTCCGAGCGATTCCAGCGCGAGGGCGAGGTCACCGACCGCGCGGTCCTGCGCGACCTGCTGGCCAAGCGGCCCGAGGTGGCCAGCATGGTCGTCAACCTGATCCCCGAGACCGCCCAGCTCGGCGTGTTCAAGGTGGTCGGCACCAAGGTGCACACCGCGAAGTGGGTCGAGGAGATGCTCCTCGAGCGGGACACCGAGCGTGCAGCCAAGATGCTGTTCCTGCACACGAAGCTCTCCGAGTTCAACGTCATGGGCGGCACCATCGACTTCCGGATGGCCGAGGAGGGCTCACCGCAGAACGGTGCAGTCGGCAAGGTCAGGTATGGGCGGATCGAGTCGCGCTTCCTGCAGGTGATCCACGAGCTCGCCAGCGATTCCGATGGTGTGCGACTGGCCGCGTTCCTCAAGATGGCGCACGAGGCACCCGACCTGAAGACGTTGTTCACCCGGCTCAACAACGAGCCCCAGTGGCGCGGTGACCGGGAGCGGCTGCTGCCCTACCACGACGACGTGAAGCTGTTCGAGGTGGACCCCAAGGACGTGTGGAACCCGGGCATGCCCGGCGCCCTGCAGCGGGAGAACCTCAAGGGCTGGGGCGAGCGAATGGCCCTGTACGGCGAGCGCGCCCGTGCCGAGGCCGCGGCTCTGGACAGCAACCGCAAGGTCATCGCCAACATGCAGGCGTACTCCAAGGACCCCAAGGTCGACGTCAGCGGAGCCTCGGTCTTCTACGGCCTGCTCAAGCAGGCAATCGAGAACCGCCGGCGCTTCCCGGACGCCAACGGGCAGGCCGCCCGCGAGCAGATGGTCGAGCTGCTGCAGGTCGGTCTGGCCCGCATGCACGACAAGGGCAAGGTCGACGAGTCCGCCCGTGCGATGGGCGAGCCGCTGATCACGATGGACTCCTGGGGCTACAAGAACGGCCTGCTGCTGGAGACCGACGCGCTGACCGTGCGCGACTGGGACGACATCAAGACCAACCTGACGAAGCTGGTCGAAGGCCCGGTGCGCGTGCAGATGCGCGACGGCTCCATCCTCACGCTCGACATGTCGAACGTGGACACCGCGCTCGAGATGCTGGCCGACCCGGACACACAGGCGTTCGCCATCGCCGTGCTGTTCCCGAGCGTGCGCGACGTGAACGTCAACGGCGTGGTGCAGACCTATCAGGACGTGGACAACACGGGCCTGATCGAGGCCATGCTGCAGGAGCAGACGTTCGCCCACCTGTTCAACGACACCGGTGGCTGGTCCTCGCGCGTAGCGCAGGCTCACCGCTACATCGGCACGGTCGAGGCGTACGTGCGCAGGGCCTCACTGGATCAGCCTGTCGAGTCCCAGGCCCGGATGTACTTCCCGATCCAGAACATGATCAACGACTTCATCCTGGCCTACGGTCACTCGCCCAAGGCCGGGAAGGTGGATCCGGAGAAGGTCCGCCAGCAGCTGATCGTGGACGTGGCAGACGCCATCAAGGCAGTCGCCACACTGGAGCCGGCTGAGCGCGGCTCACTGCGGGATGCGATCAAGGCCGTGATGCTCCAGCGCTACGGTGGCGATGACTCGCGGGTGTCGGACTTTCTGGCCTCCGATCCGGAGAAGCAGCTGGTCCGTGAGGCCATGCTGAACATGGCCATCGACCAGTTCAAGGCCACCCTCTCCGACCTCGAGCAGCAGGGTCAGGCCGCGGACGCCGCCGGCGATCAGGCCGAGTTCGATCGCGTGATCGCGCGCATCGACCAGCTTGAGCAGCAGATGTCCCAGTTGGAGGACGGCAACATCACGGCCATCCCGGCTGGGCTGTTCGTGGACGTGCAGAGCGTGCTGGATCAGTGGACGATGATCGGCGCCGACCCTGTGGACATCCCCCGCAAGGCGTCCCTGCTGCGCTACCTGGCTCGCAAGCACCGGCTCAATCGGATCGAGAACAAGGACACCGCGGATCTGGTGTCGGCTGTCCGGGCAGCAGTGCTGAATGACCCGGCACAGGTGAACAACCCTGATCTGGTCGGCGAAAAGGAGTGGAACGAGCTCGGTGCTTGGGCCTCCACCATCTTCATCTCGGAGCTGGCCACGCGCTCGAGCTCCGAAGTAGGCATGGCGCCCATCCTCCTTGGCGAGGAGGGCGACCAGATTCGTCGGTACTACGACAAGACGTGGTCGTACCTGGTGGACGGGCTGTTCGACGACAACGTGCTGGCCGGCGCTACCGTCATCAAGCAGCAGGCCCTGCACAACGTGGACTTGACGGTCTCCGATGTCGCCAAGCAAATCGAGGACGGGCTGCTCAACCCCAACAAGATGGGCGAGTGGACCGATCGTATCCCGATCCGGTCGATGGAGGCCCGGCAGATCCTGCTGCGTGCCCCCGTGGGTGCTGCCATCCAGACGGAGGGCAACGACCCGAAGGAGCTTGGCGACCTGATCGCCTCGGGCTGGGTGACGTGGAAGCTTCCCGATCCCACCCAGCACATCAGCAACTGGACGATGCCGATTCCGGACGGTGGCAAGATCGTCGATGCGCTGTCCGACCAGCCGCACGCCTATGTCAAGCTGCAGAACCACTTCGTCAACCGCCTCGAGCTCACGGCCACGGATGCACAGGGCAACCCTGTCTCGCTCAACCTGCTCGACACGGTCGGCCAGATCAACAGCACGCACGAGGACGTGGCCAACTCCCCGTATCGGGTGCTGAACCTGTCGCTGCTGGACAAGGCTCTGGCCGATCTCCGGTCTGAGCAGGGCCTGACGGGCATCGTGGTCGAGATCGACTACGTGGACATCAGCAAGATGCCCGCGTCGAAGGAGTTCGCCAACAACATCTTCTTCGATGGCGTCGGGCGCGAGTCCGCGGCCGGCACCAGCCCCGGTCCCGTGGCCGCACTGTTCTTCGCCCTCGGCGGCCTGTCGAAGATCGGCCAGCAGAACCCGCTGGACCAGGCGACGAAGAAGGGCAAGCAGTTCCGGGCGTTCCTCACCACTGCGCTGGATGAGGTGGTGACCCTCGAAGCAGGCGGCAAGCCTGTCGAGGAGATCCTGATGGACAAGGCCCTGCACCTGTGGGCGCAGGAGTACCCCGGTGGCTTCCTGCTGAACACGGATCTCCCGGCCCTGTACAAGATGATGAGGATGCGTCACGTCGTCGTCGGGTACAACGCCGCAGGCGACAAGGAGGTGATGTGGCCCGAGCAGGCGATGGAGTACCAGCGCAACGGCGGCACCATCCCGCTGAGCAACGTCGATCTGGTGCCATTGTCCGACTCGGTTGCTCAGACGCTGCACGGTGGCAGCGGGTACTTCGGCCTGAAGGACGTGGCCACGCGCCCGGTGCTGAACCTGCAGGACGTGCAGGCGTACCCGCCGTTGACGGCCGAGTGGTTGGACCAGCTCGGCCTGAGCAGGCTCGGCGAGAAGGGAATCGCCAACAGGTCCGACGTCACCACGGTGTCCTCGCTGCCCAGGGCCGCGGCCTCCCGCACGAAGGCCGGGCCCCTGCGCACCCGCTGGCAGCACCGCTCGGAGAAATGGCGCGGCGAGCTGTCCCGCGTGCACGACATTCGTGGCGACAAGCGCGAGGCCGGCAAGGGCAAGTTCGACATCTCCCGGATGAACGAGGTCAACGCCAAGCGCGTCGTCCGGATGCTCGCAGCAGAGCAGCAGGGGGACACGTTCTCCAAGATGGGCGTGCCGCACCCGGCGATGCAGAACCTCGCGTCGCTCGAGGTGAGCGCAACGCTCGCCGCCAACATCGACAAGTACATGGGCGGCGACAACAGCATCCTCTGGGTGCATGACCAGACGGCTGCGACCGACCTCAACAACGGCGTGCTCGGCGTGGCCTCGACCAATGCGGAGTCCTACGGCCGCAACCTGGCCGCCGGTCCTGTGTTCGGTGATGCGGTGGCTGTCCGGCTGGACACGCTGCTGGCCGCCACAGGTGACAAGACCCGCGCGCTGAGCAAGGCCAAAGAAGTCATCGAGGAGTACACCGATCGCGGTCTGGTCATCGTGCTCGTCTCGGAGAACGGCGACCACCAGCTCCGCGCTGCAGTGGCTGCCTGGCTGAACGAGGGCGCCCAGGACTACATGGCCGCCAACGATTCGGGCCACATCTTCGTTCCGATCCTCGAGGATCCGACAGTCAACGCGACCTCGATGATGCTGCACTCCTCGCTACAGGAGAAGCAGGTGTTCTCCACGGAGGGCCTGGAGCTCGCACTCGTCGCTGACGAGAGCGCAGACACTGGACTGTCCGAGGGCGTGCAGTACGTGGACCTGCAGCACAGCCGGTCGTGGCGACGCATCGTGTCGGCCATCCTTCCCTCGGCCATCACGGGTTCGGTGTCCACGCAGGACAAGAGCCTGTACGCCTTCAACGTCCCCGCCAAGGGAACGGATGGAGTCGACCAGTTCGCCATCGTGGCCTCGAAGCTCAAGCCACTGCTGCAGTCCCCCGAGGGCCGGGCGTGGCTGGCGGAGATGGCCGGCGGTGTGCAGGGCGATCCGGAGGGATTCAACAAGCACCGAGTGAACCCGAACGGAACTGTCGAGCCAGGCATCCTCGGTCTCGAGGACGCTTTGACCAAGCTGATGGAGCAGCTGGACGCAGGCATCTTCCCGACCGATCCGGGCCAGGTGCTGCAGACCGGCGCCATCATTCCGCTCATCACGGGCACGGACACGATCCTGCTGTCCCGCGTCGGATTCGATCTGCCCGACATGAACCGCATGGGCGAGATGATCCGCACTCCGAAGGGGCAGCCCAAGTTCGTGGCCGGCGGCCCGCTCGGCGAGGGCATCGCCATCTCACGCGCATCCATCAGCTCCACGCAGACGGTGCCGCCGCCGTTCACGGTGGACAAGGTGATGGTTGATCACCGCGGCCTGCGCGTCATCGGCACGTACGACCAGGGCCAGCTGGCCAAGGAGATCAGCGAGGGCACCGGCCTGAAGGAGGGCCTGGCCCCACTGCCCAAGGGACTGAACTTCCTGAAGCAGGCCATGTCCGCGATGAACGGGACACGGGTCACCAAGATCAAGTCGAAGAAGGGCGTGATCTCCAAGGAGGCCGGGTACGGCGTCGTCGACAACTTCCGCTGGGCCTTCGCCACCTACGGCATGGACTTCCGTCAGGACCTCATCGAGTTCTTCTGGGGACCGCTGCAGGATCCTAATGACGAGGTGGCGTTCAAGACGGCGTGGGACAAGACGCGGACGATCCTGGACCTGTGGGCCAACACCGACCACGGCCTGTCAGCTCAGGACATCGAGCGCGGCCTCGACGCGGAGTCCATCGCCATCGTCGCGCAGAACGGGATCAACTCGATCCTCGCGCGCAGCGATGAGAACTACACGCCTCTCGACCTGCAGCAGGATCCGGACGGCGTCGAGGATCCGAAGCGCCGGCTGGCCCTGCTGGTCATCGCGTCGCTGATGGCACCGCGGATCACGGTGGACGACGTGGTCTCCACGTCCGGCCTGCTCACGGTGAACAGCCGGGACAGCAAGGCGCAGGTCGCCCTGATGCCAGCGCTGCTCACCGACGCGCTCGACGACATCCGGTTCCCCGAGCTGCGAGCCATGCTGTTCCAGCGCATGAACAGCCGCATGCCGATCAACCCGGACACCGGCAACCCGGCCTACTTCATGCACCCGGACTGGACGTTCGATGTCGAGATGTTCGACGAGAACGCCAACGGTGGCAAGGGTGGGTACGTCACGAAGACCGGCAACCTGCAGATGACGCTGCCGATCCCGGCCGACGAGAACTCGGTTCAGCTGTCGCAGGCTGCGCTGAAGTCCAAGACCCAGATCTCGCCGCACATCGCGCGCACGACGCAGATGGCCGGCGGCGGCATCCAAACCACCGACGTCAAGAGGGACAAGAACGGCGACATCATCGGCTTGAGCCAAGAGCAGATGGACGAGCTCTGGAACAACGAGATCCTCAGCTTCGAGTCCGGCAGCGGCCAGACGGTCTGGGACATGCTGCGTCGGGTCAGCACCGAGGACGTGCCGTACAACCCGTGGGAGCGCACGCTGCCCCTGCAGACGCTGCACCTGCGGGAGAGCGATCGGAAGATGCGGGCGTACGTCACGCCGATCGACAAGACCGACAAGGTCGCGTGGCCGGACAGGGCTCGTGCCGAGTCCAAGGCAGACGAGCTGCTCGAGATCATCGGCCTCACCCAGAACAAGGTGATCGGTCGCTTCGAGGTGGACTACCTCGTGCGCCAGTTCCTCGGGCGCCCCGGCAAGGCCGAGGGCCAGGAAGTGTTCGTCGAGGAGATCACCCAGTCGGCGTACATCCAGGCAGTCGACCTGATGCTGGAGAACGTCGGCAAGAAGCTTCACCCGCTGCACGGTGGTGTGGTCCCGCTCGAGCACCACAACTTCTGGCGCATGGTGTACGACGCCAACGAGAAGCGGCCGGTGGCTGATCGCTGGCGGCCGGCTACGAAGATCACGGGCGAGCGCACCGAGGTCGCCAAGAGCTGGTACGAGTGGGTCGAGTCCCTGATGGGGCAGGTGAGGGAGTCCAACACCGAGTTCCACTCGATGTTCCGTCAGGACCTCGACGGCCACTGGCACACGTACCAGGGCACGGCGTCTTCACTGCTGACGCAGCAGCTCTCGTGGGACGAGCTCACCTCGCTGAAGCTGATGGACGCAGAGGCCAACAGGTTCTACCTCTCAATGGATCCCAGCGAGGATGCGTTGATGAAGGACCCGATCATCCTCGACAACATGCTGATCAACTACAGCACGATCATGGGCCACGCCCCTACCTTCACCGGACTGGATGCGCGGACCACCGAGGTCTCGGATCTGGCTCAGCAGATCGAGCGCCAGAAGGCGTGGCTCAACAAGCAGCGGATCACGCCGCAGAAGCAGGTCTCGATCCACGACTACGCCCGGCAGGGTGTGGAGTACCTCGAGTCCCAGCGGAAGACGACCAACTTCTTCCGCGGCCTGACCAACCTGTCGATCACGATGCGACTGGCCAACCCCGCGCTGTACGTGTCGGCCTTCTTCGAGGTGCCGTTCCGCAACGTGTTGGAGCAGGCGACCAACATGCTGACTGGCGGCTACACGGGCGCCGGAGCTGAGGGCGTCGGCCGGCTGCAGGCCAAGGCTGGTGTGAAGCAGCGCTTCACTCCCGACGATCTGGACAAGATCCAGCGCCTGTCCGAGCAGCTCGGTAACAGCAACATGTGGCTCGGCGAGCTGTTCAAGGAGATGACGTACCAGAACTACGTCGAGGTCGGCAGCCAGGGCAAGGTCAGCTCCTTCCTCGAGAAGTCCGCATTCACCACGGCCAAGGTCACGTCCGACCCGCGCTGGGGCATGCGGAACACCTCGGCAGCCAAGAGGTACCTGGAGGCTGCCTGGGAGTACATGGTGATGACCAATGCCCAGATCACCGTGGAGCAGTTCGTCGCGGCGATGACGCGGGATCCTCTGTGGCTGAAGAAGAACTCGCCCGAGGGCAGGTTCTCCGCACACCGCGCGGGCCTCAACCGCGTAGCGCAGGTGCGCTCCACCAAGGCCACCACGCTGGGCAAGGCGATCATGTCGCCGGTCGACTCGCTGACCGCGAGCGATGCTCTGGGCGCCAACATGTTCGGGCACCTGCTGAAGATCCCGCTCATGTTCACGCGGTTCAACGTCAACGCCTTCATGACGCTGACCGGACTGGGCGGCTTCGACCAGGCCGCGGCCATGTTCTTCGATCGGCGTCAGCCGGGTCCGTTCATGGGTCGCATGCGCGCACTGGCCACGATGAGCAAGTACGAGCCGGAGAAGGTTCGTCCGATGGACCTGTCCGACGTGATCGAGAGCGTGGACCTCGCGCGATCCTTCACCAAGGGTGCGATCACGCAGACCGGGCTCATGATCGCGGGCATGATGGCCGGCGGCCTCGGCCTCGGTGGTGAGGACGAGGAGGAGCGCAAGCGTCGCCGGATGGCGGAGTACCTCAACATCCCGTACTACCGCGATCCTCGCAGGGCCCAGAACGATTTCCGCTGGACCGACGCGATCTTCCTCGACGACATCCCTGTGCTCAACACGCTGTTCAGCACCGACGCCGTCACAGCTGACGAGAACGGCAACACCGTTACCATTCCGGGCCACTCGGCCGTGGTGCCGCACTGGATCCTCAAGCAGTTCCTCTCACCCGCTCTGGGTGTCGCCCGGTTCTTCGAGACCGGCGATGCGCGGGAGATCGGCTACGGATTCCAGGAGGCCATCGCTGTCTTGCCGACCTCGGTCATGAACCTGTGGTCGGAAGCGGACCTGACGGCCAAGCTGCTGATCGACGCTGCCAAGGACACCGAGGGCGTGAACGCGGCCGAGGTGGAGAACCAGACCTCGCAGCTGATGATCAACGTCGTCGGGATGTACGAGAAGGCGCTGATCGAGAACTCGTTCGTGAACTCGATCCGGCAGGCTGGCGATCACTACGACCGCAACCCGTGGGTGATCCCCATGACTGCCAACGAGAACACTGGTGAACTCGACCGGACGCAGGGCGAGAACCTGCCGCAGTCCACCAACGCGATGCGGACCTTCGTCCGGCCGGACGGCTCGATCGGCCAGGCGTACGCGACAAGGACTGGTGACGACGCTGTTGCTCACCAGTACGCGGAGAACAACTTCACGGCCGCCGTGCTGATGTCGCTGATCACCGGCCAGTTCAATGTGGCCGACTCCTCCTTCATGCGCCAGAACATGGCGGTCAAGGAGCGGACTGTGCAGCTGACCCCCACCTCGAAGGCGGAGGCAGAGGCACTGTTCCACCAGGCGTTCATGGCTCCCGGTCACCAGACCTTCATGACGAAGGACGAGATCCAGCGGGTGCTCAAGGCACGCGACGAGGCGGCTGGCATCTACTGGAAGCAAGAGTCCATCGAGGCCCAGGCTGATGCCATCTGGGAATCCCAGAACGGCAAGGAGTTCGCACTCAGTGTCCTCGACGATGACGGCAAGGAGGTCATCGCCAAGGAGGGCGCTCGCGCGATCTTCACCGGCCTGCAGAAGGGCACGGTCAAGTTCGGTGATCCGTCGCTGGCCAACGTCGGCATCTCGCAGGAGATGCGCGACGAGATCGCCAAGGAGTGGCTGACCGAGCTGGTGCAGGAGGGCGTCGATCTCGGGCTGCCTGAGTCGGCTGCCAAGTACCGGGCCAACCGGCTCTGGTGGGGCGACCAGGAGAACCCGGCTGCACCGGGCCTGCGCGAGATCATCTACTCCAACAAGATCTCCGTGCAGTCCGAGGCCACGTACAAGCAGCTGAACACCACGTACGCTATCGGTCCCGACGGCCGGCCGTGGGCCACACCGTTCCAGCGCATGAACGTGATGCAGTCCCTCGGTGTGCCGACCGCTCACCGGATGACTGAGACCATCCCCGGTGTCACGGGTCGGGACGAGCGTGGCAACACGGTTGACCTGGTGCGCGGGATCAATACGGGCCTGGCGTCGCTCGAGCCGGAGCTCGTGATCCCCGAGTTGGTGATCCCCGACAACCTGCTGGACGAGGTCAACGCCAAGACCGTCACGCCATCACGGACTCCGTACGGCCGCCGCAGCTACGGCTACGGTCGCCGCGGCTATGGTGGCTACAGCGGTGGAGGCTCCAGCTGGGGCCCGAACTTCCAGCGCATGGATCGACTGCCGGAAGGCACGTCGGCTCGTGCAGACTGGGTGCCGATGATCAACACGAACACCCCGATCATTCGCCGGGCAGATGTCAGGCGTGAGCGAATCTCGTCCGAGCGAGGAAGGCTGAAGCAATGGCAGTAGGAGTCGCGCCCAAGCCAGTGATGGCCTTCGAGGACTGGTACGACGAGTACAAGGTCGACCCTCGAAATGGGTGTCTCGATGTTCGGAACGTCGGGGCGCAGGGCGGCCGGCTGTGGAGCATGTACACCCGGTACAAGTCCGAGATGGACAAGCGGGTGGCCGAGTACCACAAGCTGGAGAAGCTGGCCGACGGTGCCGTCATCAGCCCCAAGCCTGATCTGCCGAACATCAGCTCCGGCGAGACCGCGGGCCTGGTGCGGCGGATCGCTCGCAACCTGGTGCAGAACACCCCGAACGTCGAGGTGCTCTCGCGCTTCGACGATGACTCGATGCCAGGCATCTTCTCCCGCTACATCCTGACCGCGAAGATCATCGGGTCCGACGAGTACAGCAACGACATGCAGCAGAACCTGTTCGCCTCGACGAAGACCGCGCTGACGCTCGGCTTCGACACGGTGATCCCGGTGCTGCTGCAGGACGCGGCCGGAGGCTGGTACATGAAGTACGACACCATCCACTACCGCGACGTGTTCCCGGAGCCCGGCTCCAAGGACATCCGGCAGGCCACTCAGGTGTTCATCCGTCGCTACCTGACGCGGGGCGAGGTCCATCAGCTGATCGCTGACGAGGCGCCCGGCTGGGACACCGCAGCGCTGCGGGGCATGATGAAGGCTGCGCCGTATGGTCGCACACAGGAGTCGGTGGACTACCAGTCAAAGAAGTTCGGGCTGGTCCCAGAGGGCTACGAGATCATCACCTGGTACTCGAGCACCGGCCAGCCCTTCCTCACCTTCTGCGCCAGCACCAAGTACCTGCTGCGCATCGAGAAGAACAAGCACCCGCTCAAGCTACACCCCGTGCACTTCCTAGTCCTCGAGAAGGACAGCCAGCAGCCGCTGGGCAAGTCGCAGGTGGAGCTTCTGATCGGCCGCCAAGACTTCCAGGACCTGATGCTGAACGGTGCGATGAAGCTCTGGTACCGCAACATCAACCCGAGCATCCTCGGCTATGGCGCGTCCAATGCCATCCCGAACCTGAGCCCCGGCAAGTACACGCAGATCAGCAACCCGAACGCACGCATCGAACCGTTCGAGGTGAACACCGGGACGCTGATGCAGTACGGGCTGATCAGCCAGCAGAACCTCGGCAGCATGGTGAACCTCGTCGGGTCTGCCGACCAGCAGATGGCGACGCAGGCCGGCGGTGGGATGTCAGCCACCCCGCAGGGTGTCGAGGCCCAGCAGGCGATGGTGGACATCACCACCAACAACTACCAGAAGGCGATCGAGTCCTTCTTCAGCCACTACTGCTCGTACGCTCTGACGATCTACTTCCAGGAGCTCAAGGCCGTCAAGAAGGTGGCACCCACTGCAGAGGCGCGCGTCAAGCTTCTGCGCGCTGGAATGCCCACGGACGAGATCAACGAGGATGGCACCCTCGACATCGACTTCGAGGAACTGGCGACCGAGTACTGGGTGCGTGCCATCCCCGGCTCGCTGATCGAGATGGAGGACGAGAAGCAGCTGCGCATCCTGAACCAGCTGTTCGTCCCGCTGTCCCAGGCCATGCCTGCGATGGCTGCATCCGGTGATCAGCAGATGATCCAGTCAGCGGCCAAGGCCATGCAGTACATCGTCAAGAAGCAGATCGAACTGTCTGGTGCATCGACTGCATACGACATCGGACTGGCCTTCTCAGGAGACATCGAAGCAGTGGACGCCCGAGACCAGAAGATCCTCGAGCTCGAGCAGCGAGTGAACGATGGGGACCTCGGAATGGGCGAGCTGATGGAGATGAATAGCACTGCAATGACCCAGTTGCAGGAGCAGATGAGCATGCTTCGTGAGACCCAGATGGTACTCATGGAGAAGCTAGGTGTGAATGGCACTACATCTACCGATCAGGGTGGATATTCACAAGGGGGACAGTCGACACCAGTTGCACCAGCCCCTAGCGTTATGCCCGCCAGCGCCTGATCGTCAGGCACCCACTGAAACAGGAGGACCGCGACATGGTCGCACCAGTCCAGAAGGACAGCCTGACCGACTACCAGGTCGCTCTGGCCACGTACCTTCGCATCACCAGCCCCGTGGCAGGAATGTTCACCGGGTCGGAGATCAAGCCCAACCCCAACGCTCGCAGCATCCGAGTGCCGGACATCCGCGTTGACGACTACATCGTCGACGCCGACTTCACCCGCATCGGCGCGGACCACTACTCGGGATCCGAGTACACGTCCGAGTGGAAGAACGGCGTCCCTCCGATCGAGTGGCGCACCTACTCCATGAGCCGGCACCGCAGCTTCGGCTTCACGGTGTTCGACGAGCAGCTCCGCTACTCGCCGATCAAGAACATCGTCCAGGAGTACACCGGCCGCAAGATGCAGACCACGGTTCTGCGCGACCACGACAAGTACTGCCTGCTCGCCGCTGTGCTCGGTCACATGACCGGCAAGCTCATCCCGCGGAAGTCCACGGACACCCCGCCCCCGGCCACCACCGGTGCCGATCGCATCGCCTGCACGGGCAACGCCTCGGACTACCAGTGGATCGCTGAGCCCGGCGAGGACTTCGACAACCAGATCCAGCCCTCGTTCGCCACGATCAAGGGCATGTACCTGGACGACACCGATCCGCTCGCCACGCTCGACGCGCTGTCGCTGCTGTTCTCGGACAACTGGTTCGACAGCAACTTCGGCAACAACGAGCGCTTCCTGCTCATCACCACCGCCCTCGAGCTCGTGTTCATCAACGCGCTCATCGACAAGGGCGCCGGTACCGAGTCCGCCTTCAAGCTCTACAAGGACGGCGACATCTCGGGCGCGCAGGCCAGCGGCTACCTCGGCACCCTCAAGGGTTCGTGGAAGCTCGTGAAGATCCACCCGGAGTTCCTCCCCAAGGTCTTCACGGACGCCAACCTCGTCGTCGATCCGGTCGCCAACTCGACCACCGGCTCGCGCACCCTGCGCCAGGTCGTGGCTCTGGCCGCGTACAAGAACGCGATCCAGACCTACGAGCACTTCAGCGACCGGAGGCAGCAGGATGGTGGCACCCGCTTCAAGGGCACCGAGTACGTGCAGGACTTCTCCTACGACTGCTGGGTCATCGACCAGCTGTCCGAGGGTGTCGTCCCCCTGTTCATGCCGGTCTCGGTGAGCAACCTCCAGGTCGTCGACGACAGCTTCACCTACGTCGCCGCCCAGGTCGCTGCAGCCCGCGCTCAGCTGAGCGTCGAGCCCGTCAACTACCCGCTGTCCGGCCCCGACGTTCTCGTCAGCCGGCCCGAGTGGTTCACTCCCGCCTCCGGTGGTGCGTACACCAAGGGCGGCAAGCTCGACACCGGCCTCGGTGTCCAGCTGACCGGCGACATCGCCACCAACTAGGAGGACTGACATGGATCAGCTCATCGAGCTCCTCAAGCAGATTCAGGAGCTGGCGGGCGTCGCCATCGAGGCCCTGCAGGGTGCCGGCGAAGGCGCCAAGGAGGGTCCGGCTGGTGGTGGTGAGGGCGGTCCGCCGCCCGCACCCGAGGGTCCGCCTCCCGGTCAGTAGTATCCGCTGAGGGGCGGGTGTCGGAAACGGCGCCCGCCCCTCTTGGGAGGGAGAGATCGTGGCTCTTGGAAACACCCCTCGTCGTGAGACGAATCTCGCGGTCGAGGCCAGCAAGTCCTACGTGCTCGGGTTGTACTTCGTTCAGCAGTCTGCGAACGAGTCGGACGAGCCGTTCCCGCTTGACCTCACTGGCTGCGAGGTCCGCTTCGTCATGGCCGAGCCGCCGCAGCGCGGCAGCACCGAGGTCCTGACGATGCTGGCCGTGCTCGAGCAGCCGGAGACGGGACTGGCCCAGCTCCGATTCCAGGCTGCGGATCTCACGCTCGAGCCCGGGTCGTACGCCTACGACGTGACGCTCATCCCGCCCAGTGGCTACTCGACGCCCATCCTCAAGGGCTACGTCGAGGTCGGGGCGAACACCGACATCTACGACGAGAACGTCTACACCAACCTGAACATCACGACGGACATCACCGTCGAGGTGGTGGGTCACGATTCCGTCACCGTCATCATCGAGCGCGTGGACGGCATGTTCCTCGTGGTCTCCGAGTTGATCGAGAACTTCGAGATCTCCATGCAGGCCCAGGTTGACGCTGCAGCTGCGAGCGCGCAGGCCGCGATGGTCTCAGAGAACGAAGCATGGAGCTACAAGAACGAGATGCAGGTGTGGCTGAACAACGCCGGCTTCCCGTTCTGGCAGGGCACCCAGGCCGAGTACGACGCAATCACCAAGACCAGCGACATCCTGTACCTGATCGTCGAGTGAAGAGGCTGACATGGCAGAGCTGAGCACGATGCCGCAGGTGGTCAACATCGACCACTACAGCGGCGACACGCTGCCCGTTCACGTCAAGATCAGCGACGCTCTGATCGCCGGCCGAGTGTTCTCGGCTCAGGTGCGCAAGACGAAGAACTCGACCAAGATCGACGGCACATTCACGGTGGTCATCGTGGCAGGCGTCGGAGCCGACATCTTCCTGCCATCGGCCACTTGTCTCGAGCTCACCAAGCGTGGGGACTACGAGGGGTTCTGGGACGTGCAGCTGGCTCCGGCCGGCGGCGGGGATCCCGTGACCACGCTTGCGTACGGGGAGCTGCGGATCCACTCGGATGTGACGCGAGCCGCGCCATGACCGAGATCACTGTCGGCTACCCCGGCTCCATCGAGGTAACGGTCGAGGCACCGAGCCAGGCCGTCATCGAGATCACGCCTGCGTCGGTCATCGAGATTGACGTCACCTCGTCCGGGCCGCCAGGGCAGCGGGGTCCTGTCGGGCCGCCAGGGACGACCGATCACGGAGCACAGCAGGGGCTCACGGACGACGACCACACCCAGTACGCTCTGGTTGATATCGCAGCTCAGAGACCCGTCAACCCAAGGCCCGGAACCATCTGGGTGATCGACACCTAAGGAGTACGAAATGCCTGATGGCTACAGCACTGGCGCCAAGAACGCGATGCTGGACCACCTCGGAACGCTCGTGGGCTACATGAGCATGCACGACGCCGATCCCGGCGCCTCGGGTACCACGGGCGAGCTGTCCGGTGGATCTCCTGCGTACGCCCGCAAGGCGGTCACCTTCGCGGCTGCGTCCGGCGGATCCAAAGCGTTGTCCGGCACGGTCACGTTCGACGTGCCTGCGGCTCGAGGTGCAACCCACATCGGCCTCTGGTCGGCGATCACGGGTGGCACGTTCTACGGATCGGACGCACTGTCCGCTCCCGAAGCGACGTACTCCTCGCAGGGCCAGTACATCGTCAACGCTGCCACGCTGAACATCACCTGACCCACCTCGGCGCAGCCAGCGCTGGGAGGTGATGACTGATGGCTGTCGGATTCGTAAGGGACCACACCGGCTTCTCGATCAAGACGGCCGGCACGACCAACGGCGTGCTCAACATCAGCACCATCACCTCCGTCGGCAATGTGCTGATCGCCAGGATCCTGTTCGACAACTTCAGCACGGCCTCGACGCCCACCGTTACCTCGATCGCCAAGGCGGCGGGCGAGACCAACAGCTGGGTGTTCGTCGGGGCCGCCCGGTCCACATCCACGTCGGCGGGCGCGTTCGCATCCGGCGAGATCTGGATGATCCGGACCACTGTGGCCTGGCCGGTCGCCACGTACACCGTGACCCTGAGCAACTCGGTCACGATGAAGGCGACCTCCGTCCAGGAGTTCTCTGGGGTCAAGGCGGTCCTGAAGTCCACGACCGGCTCGGCCTATAGCACCACCACGACCGCGGCTTCGGCATCGACGACTGGAACCACGCCGGCCATCGGTGACCTGGCGATCGGCTTCATCTTCGGGTCGAACGTCGCCACCGCGCAGGCAGGCGACACCGACACCACGGGCGGCTCGTGGAGTGCTGTCGCAGGTGTCGGCTCGACGGGCGGCTCGACTGCCACCAACAACTTCGGCATCGGCCAGTACAAGATCCTGACCTCGGCCAGTCAGCAGACGCTGAACAACTCGGCTGCGATGACGGCCGGCAACGGCTCCATCGTCGCCATCCTCGAGTTCGAGCCCGCGGTTCTTCCGGTCGCATCGTTCACGACGTCGGACAATCAGATCCTCGACGGGGAGACCGTCACCTTCACCGACACGTCGACGAACGTCCCGGACACCTGGTCGTGGAACTTCGGCACGGGGGCAACGCCTGCGACGGCCACCACTCAGGGCCCGCATACTGTCACGTTCAACACGCCTGGGAACATCTCGGTCAACCTGACGGTCGGCAATGCGGCCGGCCAGGATGCGGCCGACACCTCTGTGATCCAGGTCCTGCAGACTGGTGGGCCTGGCGGTGCATCCCTGTCGGGAGCTGGGACCGTCGTCGTGGACGGCAAGGCATCTGTCAGCGGCTCAGCGTCACTCCCCGGTGCCGGGTCGATTCCCTCATCCGGATACGCACTGCAGGACGGCGACGCATCGTTGTCCGGCGCGGCTGCCCTGACTGCTCTCGGTGGACGCTGGGGTGGCGGCTTCATCGTCATCACCAACACCTCGAGCTCATTCACTGCCAACGGCAAGCCCTCGGTCACAGGCGGTGCATCGTTCACGGCGCCCGGCACTGTCACTGGAACCACGGGTGCAGCCAAGGTGGCCGGCGGTGCAGCGCTGCTGAGCACGGGCGAGATCGCTGCTGGCGGCCTGCCCAAGGTCACAGGCGAAGCAGCCATTGCTGGCTTGGGCACCATGAAGATCGAGCACATCGGCACATGGGGCTCGCCGATCGTGACCTGGGGCGATGACCAGTACACCTGGGACGGGACTCCGATCCGGTTCCTCGGTGGCGGTGGCTTGCTCAGTGCGGCTGGAACGATCGCCGCCACTGGCATCGGCAAGGTCACAGGAGCCGCAGCCATCACAGGTGCGGCCACGATTGCAGGCACTGGCTATCCGAAGGTACCGGGCGCAGCCGTCATCTCCGGTATCGGTGGAATCGCCGGCAGCGGCAAGCCCTCGGTCACAGGCGCCACGGCTGTCCTCGGTACCGGGATCGTCACGGCCACTGGTGGTGGCGCGCGAGTCAGCGGCACCGTGGCCATCACGGGCGCTGCAACACTCGCAGCTGCCGGTGTGGCCAAGGTTGCAGGCGCTGCTGTCCTCACCGCTGCGACGAGCCTCACAGCCACCGGCAAGCCCTCGGTCACTGGTGGAGCTGCGCTCACCGCAGCAGGCAGCCTGACGTCCGACGGCGAAAAGCCACTGGCTCAGCAAGGCTGGGCCCTGCTGACTGCACAGGGGTCAATCACCGCCACGGGTGCAGGAGCTCGTGTCCTTGGTGCTGCATCCGTTCCCGGTGTCGGCGGGATCAACGTCAATGGCAAGCCCTCGGTCACGGGAGCTGCAACGATCCCCGGCACGGGGACCATCGTAGCGAGCGGACTGCCCAAGGCGGCCGGCTCCGCTGTCCTCGTCGGCACGGGTTCGATCGCCGGGAACGGCAAGCCCTCGGTCACGGGCGTCGCGGCTGTTCCAGGCGTGGGAGCGATCAGCTCGAGCGGCCTGCCCAAGATCGGCGGCGCTGCTGTGATCATGGGGACGGCCTCGATCGACTCCACTGGCGCGCGGGTGACACCGTCCGGAATGGCAGCCTTCTCTGGGGCCAGCGCGATGTACTCGTCCGGCATGGCCGTGGTCATCGGAACGGTCGGAGTGCCGGGCCCCGGACTGGTCTCCGTCACGGGCTACGCCAAGATGTCGAGCTCGGCTGTTCTGGTGGGCTACGGAACCCTTGCCGCAGATGGTGTAGCGCTAGGATCAGGGCAGATTGTCCTGCTCTCAATCGGTCTCATCACCGTGAACGGTCAGAAGCTGGAAGCCGACATGGCGATGTGGAACGGAACGGAGTGGGTAAGGCCCGAGCTCTACAACGGCGTTCGCTGGGAAGTCCCAGAGATCCACAACGGCGTTCGCTGGGTGAAGGCATGGAAATGAGGAGGCGTTCATGGCGAGTGTGACTGACATCGGAGCGGTGACCAATCCGCTCGGTGGGCCGTACCTCGGCGGGCCGACCGGCTGGGCAGCCGCTGTCCGCGACGCACTCAACAGCAGCGATGTCACTGTGGACGCCCGTATCGCCAGCCATGCGGGCGCTGCAGACCCGCACCCCGGCTACCTGACCGCTTCCGAGGGCAACGGCCTGTACGAGGCCCTGGGCGCCGTCAGCACGCACGCAGCGGCATCCGACCCGCACACCGGCTACCAGCGCGAGGTCGAGAAGGCCGCGGCGAACGGCTACGCCTCGCTGGACGGAACGACCAAGGTGCCGTACGCCCAGCTGCCCACGGGGACAGCGGCATCCACGGTGGCGATCGGCGACCACACGCACGCGGCGTACCTGGAGAAGGCCGGCGGCACGATGGTGGGCGCCATCACTCTGGCGGCCGATCCGACCAACGCGCTGCACGCGGCCACCAAGCAGTACGTGGACGGGGCGATGCCTCTCGGGGTGATCCTTCCCTATGGCGGTACCACAGCCCCCACAGGCTGGCACCTGTGCGATGGGTCGGCTCACGGATCGAGCGCACTGCAGACGTTGATCGGCAGTGCGAATGCGCCTGACCTGCGGGGCAAGTTCATCGTCGGAGTCGGTGACTCCCCGGACGCGAGCACTCCGACCATCTACGCCCGGGGCGACAAGGGCGGCGCTGAGAGTGTCACGCTGGGCATCACGAACCTGCCAAGCCACAGCCACGGCGGCAGCACGGGGAACGAGACTGGCGAGCACACGCACGGAGTGGCTATCCAGACAGGCGGGCGCAACACAGGTCATACCCACTGGGGCCCGACTGAGGGTGTCATGTGGATCACCAACTACAACGACGGTCACGCTGGCGGCAACTACACCGTCATGGGCAGCTGGGCTGGCGGAGCGCAGGGCGGCGGGGAGAACACCGACCACAGCCACGGCGTGAACGGCAACACGGGCGGGCGCTCCGCATCGCACAATCACAGCGTCACTGCAGAAGGATCAGGCACAGCCGTCAACGTCCGCCCCCCGTACTACGCCCTGACCTACATCATCAAGAAGGTGTGACATGACAGTCAGAGCCCCAGCCTTCAAGGGTGTGATCAGCGCTGTCTGTGACAGCACTCCGATCGTGGGGATCTGGTTCAACGACTCCTTCCTCTGGCCCGATCCGTGGACGGACATCTGGGAAGAAGGCGGAACAGCACCGCTCTGGCAGAACGAGTGGCGCAACCAATGGTCAGAGTCCAACGCTGAGATCATCGACTAGGAGACGACATGGCAGCCAGTAACGCACCAGTGTTCCCGTACCCGGGAGGAGCCGCGGGCGCTGTGCCCCCGGATCCCGTTGCAGGGAAGCCGGGTCACTTCGCCTGGTCGACCTGGATGAAGCAGTTCAACCTCAACCTCGACGCCAAGGTGCGCGAGCTTGAGGACCGCATCGTCGCATTGGAGAACCCCTGATGACCAGCCTCCTGCCCACGCCTGAGCCGCCGGATCCCGTAGAGGGGGCTCTCGGTCACTTCGAGCACTCCAACTGGGTGAAGGCCAGCCTCAAGGCGCTCGACGAGGGCACCGTGCACAGCAATGGCGGCGTGGCCACCGGCACTCTGCTGGCCGATCAGGTCACCATCGACAACCCCGAGGACCAGACAGCCCGGCTCAACCTGAAGGGCAACAGCTCCCGGAGCATCCTCGGCAAGACATCGGCGGATCTCTCCCGATGGGAGCTGGTCCTCGGCGATGGCACTGCGGAGGGCGGGACCGACTCGGGCTCGCTGTTCAAGCTGCTCGCCTACGCAGATGCCGGGTCACTGAAGCACACCGTGCTGAAGGCAGACCGCAACACGGGTCTGCTCGAGGTGGTGGGCAGTCCCACGACAGCCAAGGGCGTGGCCACGAAGGAGTACGTGGATCTCCAGCTGCCAATCGGAGCGATCATCGCCTATGGCGGTACCACGGTTCCCACCGGCTGGCACCTGTGCGATGGCTCTACGCACGGTTCAGCAGCTCTGCAGTCGGTGCTCGGATCAACGGCCACGCCCGACCTCCGCGGTCGGTTCATTGTCGCGGCAGGCGATTCCACACACGGTGATGTGCCGACCATCTACAACCGAGGAGACATCGGAGGCAAGGAGCGCGTCACGCTTCAAACCTCAGAGATGCCTTCGCACAATCACGGCGGAATCACGCATTGGCAGAACCAGGCTCACTCCCACCAGATCAACCAGCACATCCCCATCTACATCACCAACTACAACGAGGGCCTGGTGGGTGGGCTGTTCAACATGTACGCCCCTGACGGAGCGTCCTCGGGATCCACAGGCGGTGACAACTCGAACCACGCCCACGGGATCAATGCTGAGGGTGGCGGGGCGTCGCACGAGAACAGACCCCCGTACTACGCGCTCGTCTACATCATCAAGAAGGCGTGATCGACATGAGACCGACCATGAAGTGGTGGCGACACATACTCGCCCTCGACATCATCATGCACCTGACGGCTGTGTGGTGGTTCGCCTTCCTTCCACCCAGCACCCTGAATGAGTTCGAGACGTTCATCATGATCGTCGCCACTCTCTCAGGGTTCGGTGTCATGGCTCATGCGTTCAACTTCTTCGACCTCCCTGCGGAAGAGTGGTCGTACTTGATGGCCGGTTTCATCATGCTGCTCACGGCTGTCGTCTACGAAGTCAGTGTCTATGACTCCCCGGTCCCAGTGGCGATTCGGGTGCCGTTCGGCCTATTCCTGCTGGCCGGTTCGGTGTCAGCCTTCGCCGCTCACGTCATCGACGGGGGCCAACCCAGAGGAGTCAGGAGTGGCGGGTGAGACGGGTCAGGACTGGTGGAGCCTGGTCTACCTCTTTCTCGTGGGCATGGTGTCCACGCTGGTAGAGGTGATCAGGCGCAAGGCTGAGAACATGGATGAGGACGATGATTGGAGGAGGGAGCGGCGCCATCGCCGCGACCACGAAGACGAAGAGCATCATCACCGCAGGTGGGATGATCCCCCTGACAACAACGACAGACGAAACGAGGAATCATGACCGCGAAGTTCCGCGCAGCCGTGTACGCCGTGGCAGCCGCCATCGGCTCAGTCGGCCTGATCTATGGCTGGGTCACCAACGAGGAGGCGGAGGCGTGGCTGCGCGTGGTGGACTCGTTCCTCAACGTCATCGTCATCGTTGCCCCGCTGCTGGCCCTGAAGTTCCTGACCCCCGACGCACCCAAGGTGATCGAGGGCGAGGTCGAGACTGACGGGATGGCCGGCTGATGGCCAAGTCCTACCCGTTCCGCAAGACGTTCGGGATTGGCACCAAGTGGCGGTACTCGAGCGGCATGCTGCACGCTGCCTACGACTACCTGACCCCGATGGGCACCGACGTCCTGGCGGTGCGGGATGGCGTCATCATCGACTGCCACGAGGGTGAAAACCCGAACAGCTACTGGACCAACTACTCGGGCGAGCCCAGCAACTGGATCCTGCTCGGGTACAAGAACGCCCTCGGCCAGTGGCGCACGGTGTACTCCCAGCACCTGACCGATCATCTGGTGAAGAAGGGTCAGAAGGTGAAGGCCGGCCAGCACATCGGCAATACCGGGAACAGCGGAAACTCCTCGGGTGCCCACTGCCACATCCACGCGATGAAGGGGTACCGCACTCGTGGCGAGCGGTACTGGAACTACAAGGCCGCGTACCGCATCTACCCGCCCAGCCTGGTGTGGGCGAAGACGAGCCTCTGATGAGCGGCGAGCACCTGCATCAGGATCTCAACACCCAGGTCGCCTTCGTTCGTGCTGACCTGGGCAGGGTGGTTGAGGAGATCAGTCTTCTGAGCACCACCATCGGCCAGCTGGACGCCGCAGTCGGCGCCCGCCTCAACGCATTGGAGGACCGCGTGATCCGCTACAGCCCCGTGTTCAAGAAGGAAGACCAGTGGTCCCTGGACTGTGACGGTGACGAGCACCTGCTCAAGCTCGGCTCCAACGACCGGGGCGAGTGGGTTCCGCCCATCTCCGGGCGTCTGGATCCCGCGGCCTACGTCAACGTGGACCGCTTCGACCTGAAGGATCCCACCAAGCCTGCACGGCTGATGATCTGGATGCGGCGCAAGGCGTGGAACGGCAAGCCAGCCGACGACACGTTCATGTATGACATCTGGCTGAACCGCGAGGGCCTGGTGCACCACGACTGGCGTGCGTTCTGGGAGCGCGGCGAGGCTGGGCGCCCTGTGTACTGGCTGTACAAGGTCACCGGCGCCAACAGCGTGGTGGTCGACACGCGCTACGTGAAGTACAGCATCCTGACATGAGCGGCGACTGTGAGGGCTGTGACGATGAACTGGGTGTGGCAGCTTCCTTCGTCATGGCCTTCGCAGTGGGCTTCGCAACCACTACCATCGTGGGTGTGGCGATCGCATGGAATGTGGTGTCGCTCGCAGTGGAGGCGGCACAGACGCTGAGGAGGCGCTGACATGCTCTTGCAGGAGCCAGGGACTGTACGTCGAGGAGACGGCAAGCTCACGCCAGCTCCCGAGAAGCCGCGACCCGCACCCGTCCAGAAGCGCACCGGCACCGACGCTCTGAGGCCGGCATTCCAGTCGTTCCTCGGCGGGCCTCCGAGGCGGGAAGCACCAGCTCCTGTTGCTCCCAAGCCCACTCCCCGAAAGGCTGAGGAGTTCATTCCTCCGAAGGAGGACAACCCCTTCATCAACCCCATCGGGAAGAAGCCCGCGTCAACTGTGACCACGCCACAGCAGGCGAAGGTCGAGTCGGTCTGGAACATGGTGACCTCCGTCAACGAGGAGGTCGCCAAGCCCAAGGACAAGGTGCGCACTCCGAAGGAGCTGCTCGACGAGGACAAGCAGCGAGAGCTCAAGGGCTTCGTCTACGACCTGAACCCGAAGGAGTGGCAGCGGATCCAGGACAACTTCGACACCGGCACCGACCAGAACATCGAGGGCACGCTGACTGCTGTGCCTCCGCTGCTGGCCCGTCCCGGTCTGGAGCCGGCCGTCCCGAAGGTGAAGGCCGACAAGTACGCTGCCGCTCCGCTGTCCTGGGACGAGTACCAGGCGATGTCCGGAGACCAGAAGGCCGCGGTGGACTTCAACACGCTGCTGGTCGAGGCACGCGAGAAAGACCTCTCCAAGAAGTGGGAGCTGGCTCCTGACGAGTTGGCCGAGTACGACAAGCGCGTGACGAAGGTCTTCGGTCAGGGCGGCAAGTCCGGTCAGCTGGCACCCAACACGGTGAAGCTGCTGCACACGCTCGACTTCGAGGCTGTCGGTCAGGACCTCGACCAGTACCTGTCGCTCGAGCGCGGGTTCACGATGGAGGATCTCGACAAGTTCTCGCTGGACAAGGACAAGGTCAAGCAACTGATCGAGACCGATGTCGGCACGCAGGAGACCCAGGCACAGGGCTCCAAGACGATGGCCGACTACGCTGCCGTGCGCACCCCGGAGAACGTGGCGGCCATCGACGCCGACCTCGTGGCCCGCAGCGCGAAGCTGATCGCGGAGAAGATGCAGGAGGCGAACTACGCCATCGCCAACTTTGACTCCGCGGTGATCAACTCGCTGTTCGACCCCACCGCTGCACCGGGTGTGGCTCCGCTGGGCTATGGGGATCCCGCGACCCGGGCCACCACCTACGACCAGCAGATGGAGGATTGGATGCAGCGGGCGTACGCCGAGCTCCAGTCGCCCACCGGCAAGGTGGATCGGGTGTTCGGCGAGATGGATGAGTTCCAGTTCACGCCGGAGGATCGCCAGCAGTTCATCGACTACGTGAACCAGCGCTCGCTGACCGAGGGACAGTACGGCCTGCCCGAGGGCAGCAACACCCAGCTGCGATCGTCAGATGAGATCCGCAAGCTCGTAGGAATCGGAGGCTGACATGGCTGCCAAGAAGAAGGAGGAGGCCCCCAAGGTCCTTCCTGTTCGGCCCACTGCACCAGCCCCGGCCAAGTCGACCAAGGCTCCGGCCGCCAAGGCTCCTGCCAAGAGCACAGGCAAGGCGCCGGCCAAGAGCACAGGCAAGAGCTCGAGCAAGACCGCGTCCAAGGACAAGGCCAGCGCCGCCGAGAAGCGGGCAGTCAAGCGCGAGAACGACGCGAAGAAGGCGGCCGGCAAGAAGTACCTCGAGGGTGCGGCCAATCTGCAGAAGCAGGCGCAGGCCATTCGGCAGGCACTGGACGTGGACTTCGCCTCGGCCCGCGACAACAACCTCGGCGACATCTCCAAGACGCTGACCGAGCAGCTGGCCTCGCTGACGTCTGGTCACTCACAGCGGGCGCAGCAGTTCCTCCTGAGCGGCCAGGACGCGGAGAAGGCCACCGGGGACACGGCCGAGCGCGGCCTGTCCAATGCAGTGCGGGAGCGCGCCGACACCCTGTCCAACATCCTGGAGCAGGGCGCGGGCGAGACGGACGCCATGAAGGCGATGCTCATGTCCGCCCGGAACTGGAGCTCGAACGCGGGCGAGGCGAACCGCGCGTACTTCGACTCCATGCGCTCGATCAACACTGGGATCGTGGACCTGAACCTCGACACCAAGAGCGCGCTGGCCGGCGCTGCTACGTCAGCAGAGGGCGAGCGCGATCGGATCTGGCAGGAGTACTACAACAACCGCTCCCAGGCTTTCACCCAGCTCGGCAACGTCAAGGGCCAGGAAGCAGACTTCTATGCCCAGGCCAAGGAGATGGGCGTGAAGCCGAAGAAGGGTGCGGAGAAGGACGCCGAGGACGCGATGGCCAAGGCGTTCAAGGACGCGGCCGTGGAGTCCGGCAAGGGCTACACCCAGCAGGCACTGCCCGAGTGGATCTCCGGCTTCACCGGGCAGGAGCAGCTGCAGGCCAAGCAGTCCAACACCGAGCTCGCGGCTGCTGTCACGATGGACAAGGTCGCCAAGGCTGAAGGCGCCACGCTACGGAAGTGGGATGCAGCATGAGCAGCATGAACCCCGAGCTCCAGATCTCGCTCGACGATGCCGTCGGAGAGGTGCTCGGCCTGCTGACCGGGCTGGACCTGTCCTACGAGCCGGAGCTCGAGCGGTACCGATCGGTCACCCGGCAACTCAACAGGGCCCTGCGCAACAACGCGCTGGAGCAGGAGTGGTCCTACTACTCGTCGCTGCTGTCACTCGGGACACTGTCCGAGGGCGACCGGGAGATGTTGCTCCCGACCCAGCAGCGGCCACGGATCATCAACGATGACGCGGTGCGGCTGCGCGACGATCAGGAGCGGACGGTGAAGTGGGCGTACTACATGCCCCGTGACGCCCTGCACAAGTACGAGCGCCGCCGCGGCCTGTGGGTGTCGGTCACCCGCAAGAGCCTGGTGTTCTCCCGGCCCATCCTCGAGGAGGAGGCCGGACTCGAGCTCGTGCTGGCAGTGATGCGCGAGCCCAAGATGTTCAGGCTGCCGGTGGCCGGCCGGTCGGTTCCGATGTCGGTGCGCAAGCAGGCTCTCGACTTCCCGTACCCGGACGCGATCATTTCGCGCGCAGCGTTCTACTACGCTCAGACCGACCCGGTGATGCAGCCTCGGGTGCCCACGCTCGAGGAGGGGTACAAGGACATCATGTACCAGTTGATCGAGCGGGACGTCAGCAACACCGACACGCCCTACCAGAACACGTTCTCCCTGCCCATCCAGAGCGGGCTCGTCGATGAGGGTGGCTACCGGCCGCCGCTGGCTGACTTCTAGGAGTCGACATGCCCCCCAAGAAGAAAACGCCTCCGCCGATCGACAGGCCATTGTCGAGGGCGTACCTGCGTGCGTTCACCGGCTGGTCCACTGCGTTCCCTCCCGGCACCTCGGAGCCGAACTCGCTGCGGATCATGGAGAACATGATGGTGGACCGCAACCAGGCGCTGCAGGTGCGCCCGGGACTGCGGTATCTGTCGTTCGCCAACTCTCCGGACATCAACCAGGTGACCGACAAGGTCCCCGGCAAGGCCGTGGGTCTGCCGATGGTCGGCACACAGGAGCCGTTCTACACCGCCAACGGTGACAAGGCGCTGCTGTTCGCAGTGCGTGAGAACGACGGCACGGTCGGCTTCCGGGCCATCCTGTTCTCCGACGGCCAGACCGTGGTGCACGCGCTGACCTCGTCGAAGATCGGGTTCTCGATCCCGCAGGGTACATCGGTGCTGAACTTCAGCTCGAAGACCACGCACGTCGAGTACCTGCAGATCGACAACAGGATCGTCGCCATGTCGGATGCTGGCGAGTCCATCCGAGTGTTCTTCGTGGGCGCCGAGAAGGTGGCCAAGAAGATCAACTCGATCGAGGTGCCGGCCTGGGCCGACAGCCACAAGCTCAGCATCGTCCACCCGAACAAGACGTGGATCGACAAGCAGTCGTGGTCGGTCACTCGCAACGAGATCCCGAACCCGTCATTCGAGAGCGGCGTCTCGAGCTGGACGCTGACCAACTGCACGGCGGAGATCGCTGGCGACACCGCGGTTGCTGGTGCGGGCGGCCGGGTCCTGAAGCTGATGTCGGCCCCGACCAAGACCAACCTCCAGACTTCCCCGCTGGAGTCGGTGGACATCAACGGCTACCCGGGCTGGCACCCGCACAAGGACTGGGGCGACCCGGACCTGAGCAAGTCCGAGGGCTACATGAAGGTCACGGACAAGAAGGGCAAGGGCACGTTCCTGGCCTACGGCTCGAAGCTCACCTACGGCGTGGCTCCCGGCCAGCGGTACGTGGTCGCGCTCGACTACAGCAACGGCACCAACGTCGAGCCGATCGTGGTGCTGACGTTCTACAACGCTGCGGGCGCGAAGATCGGTGCGAGCACCTCGCTTCCGATGCCGTACTCCGCCAACGCCACGCGCTTCGTGAGCCCTGCTGTGACGGCCCCGGACTCCACCGTGGCAATGCGTGTGTCCGTGGGCGGGCGCAATCAGGCGTCGACCAGCACGTTCGTGAAGGTCAAGAGCGTCGTCCTGTGCAAGGAGGGCGAGGACACCGCGGCCTACGACGGCAACTCGGGGACCAACTACTCCTGGATGGGTGCTCAGCGCGAGTCGGCCTCGGTGTACCACCCACCCGTGAACATCTCGATCTCCTCGCCTCGACTGCCGATCCCGGCCGGCGGAGCTGCATGCGGGTCCGGATACATCCGTGGCGGCGGCCAGAGCGCCTCTGTGACGCTGATCCAGTACGACAAGAACGGCGCCCAGCTGACGTCCACCAACTCGACCGGGACGGCCGGTACCGGCTGGTCGCGCATCTCCGAGGGGGAGGCCGCCACGAATGCGCAGGCTGCGCTGGGCGTGGTCAAGTTCACCTTCGATGCGGTGGCCAAGGGTGCGGCGGTCTACGTCGATGCGACGATGCTCGAGAACGGTGTGTCCACCCCTGGCGCGTACTACGACGGGGACTCGACGCCCACGTCCGGAACGCTGTACGGCTGGGAGGGGACACCGCACCTGTCCCCCAGCACACGCTCGATCTACACCGTGGTGCCGGACCTGCCGGTGGCGAACACGGCGGCGGCCACGTCACTGGTGAGCTCGGACTCGACGAAGAACGTCTACAAGGTGGCGGCTTTCTACACCTTCGAGAACGAGGTGGGCGAGTCCGCGGCCAGCATGATCGGGGAGATCCGTGTCATGCGCCCGTGGTCGAACTGGCTGTGGCAGTTGCCGTCCGCCACGGGTGAGCCCGCTGGTGGGGCCACCACGAACCCGATGCTGTGTGCCGACCAGCTGACGTTCACCGTCCCCTCCGGCGTGTACGCCCAGGCGTTGGTCGAGGGTGCGACGAAGTGGAACCTGTACGTGATGTCCTGGTCGGACCAGGAGCCTGTGCCGGTGGTGGCCACACTGGCGGCCACGCAGGACCTGCGGGGCGCTCCGCTGCACAAGGACGCCGGCTGGCTGACGATCACCCCGCAGCGCAAGATCGGGCTGAACGACGCCATGCTGCCGACCGAGGGCAACCGGGAGAACTACTCGAGGCCCCCGAAGTCACGCTCGGGCCTGGTGGCTGGCGATCGGCTGATCATGGTCGGCGACCCGAACGAGCTGGCCACCATCCGGTGGACCTCGAACAGGCCGGGGGAGTACCTGAACTTCACCCCGTCGCGCGGTGGTGGGGCCAAGACCCTGACCACTGGCAACCTGCACATCCCCGCGGACGTGGTGCTGTGGCAGAACCCACAAAGCGTCGATACTCTTGCTATTCTCTGCATGGGCAGCGACGGTCGGTCGATCAGCTACTACATGCAGCCGGCCAACATCAACGCCCAGTCCGGGTCCACGTCGGTAATGGGCTTCGAGGAGACGACCTCGACGCCAGGCACGCTGAGCCCGTACGCCAACGAGGTGCTGAACAACGCCCTGTACCGGCCGCTGGACCGGGCGCTGCTGAAGTCGACAGCCTCGAACTACAACATCAACCACAAGACGCAGACCGACAAGATCTCCAACATGTGGCAGCGGCTCTGGTCGAAGCACTGGATCATGTCGGCCCAGCTGGACAACCGGCTGTACTACCTCGTGCACAACCCGCTGGGTGAGGTGCTCGAGACGAACTGCAAGGGCAACGAGATCTGGGTGTTCGACATCTCGACCGAGGGTGGGCACTGGTCGCGCTTCCTGATCCAGGGCAACGCGCTGCGGGTGTTCAACGTGGGCCCGCGCGAGGTGCTCGGAGTGACCCGGCCGGACGGCCTGTACTACTTGGACGCCACTGCACGAGTTGACGACTACGTCGGCGCCGGCAATGACGTCCTGCAGCGGCCGATCCCCTGGCGGTTCGAGACGAACACGCAGGGAGCGAACCGAGCGCACGACGCATGGGCGCACCTGCAGCAGGTGGGTGTGACCCTCGGGAACTTCATCGGATCCATGAAGTACGGGGTGCGCGGGTATGACCTGAACGGTTTCCAGCACACCTTCGAGAAGGAGTTCACGGCCACCGGGGTGGACGAGAACGACGGTCACACCTGGGACGTGGACGACATCCTGCTGATCCGGCGGGACATGAAGGAGTGGTTCCTGTTCGGATCCTCGGTTGACGACAAGGAAGGCTGGGGCTCGCTGAGCTATGCGCAGTACCGCTACACCCCGGTCAGCGTCAACGTCGGTTACGAGTTCGGGTCGATCGAGACCTTCGAGTACGGCAGCAATCCGGTCGGCTACACCGAGAACGGCATCCCTCTGACGTACATGGACTACACCAGGCCCTGATTGTAGACATGTAGACACGATGTAGACACCCCTGATGTCTACAGATTTTGTGCTCAGAATGACCCTTGTAGACATGTAGACAGTTCTTTTCTACCTATTAGGTATGGTAGTAAAAGAAGTAAATAGGGGAATCGGTGTCTACACCCGTCTACATGTCTACATCCCCACGCCACACCATGCGCAGGGCCGGGCACCTAAACACCCCGTGCAGGGTGTATGGTCATCCAGAAGACCGCGCATAGCCACCTATCCGGAGGACCGCAGATGTCGCAGAAGTCAGACCTCTACAACGCGCTCAAGGCCAGCGGCCACCCCCTGAGCACCTCGTACGCTCTCTACACCGTCGACCAGCTGCAGGCGGAACTGGCTTTCTACCAGGTGCCGGTCGTCACCATCGAGGACAAGTCGCAGCCCGAGGCGCCAGTGACGCCCGAGGAGCAGACAGTCGCTGACCAGTACGCGAGGTTCGACACGGCGCAGGCTCCAGCCCCGACGCCCCGGCCGCAGGATCCCGAGGAGATGCCGGGCCAGCGCCTGAACACCAAGCCCGAGGACGAGCCGATTCGGGTCGACGAGCAGGGACGCCTCTGGTACCAGGAGGAAGTCCTCAAGCCCGCGTACCCGAAGCCCCGCGGCCGTCGCGTCCTGACCTACATGGATCGCGGCGTGGTCACCGAGACCGTCCAGAACGGTGAGTACATCGAGACGTTCGAGGTTGCTGGCAAGGGAGCCGGCAAGCCTGCGGAGGTGAAGATCACCCTCCCCTCGTACCAGGTCGGGATCTACAAGGACCCGCGCTTCCCGTTCAAGATCCACTGCTACAACGGCCGTGAGGGGTTCAACCTCTTCGAGGTGGCCGAGTACTTCGGAGGGGTCGAGCTGGTCCCCGAGGAGTGCAAGAGGGTCTACATCGAGAACGACCTGTGCTACGACATCCGGACAGTGATCCGGGCCATCCAGACCGAGTACCGCCAGCTGCAACTGACAGGGAGAGTCAAGTGACCGAGACCACGATGCCAGAGTTCGACACCGTCGAGGACATCCTCGAGCAGGCGAACAACGCGCCGTACCACACCATCCTCGAGGTGTGGCGCGAGGTGCTCAAGCCGGCGCACACGGAGCGGACGAAGAAGATCACCCCGCAGTGGGCGAACCGGATCGTCACCACGTACACGGGCGTGTCCTTCAGCGACATGCACTACTTCCGCGATCGGTACTTCGACAAGATCGCCGAGCTCGAGAAGGTGCTGCTCACCGAGATCGAGCTCGACGACGAGTGCCTGAACGTCACCACCCCCGAGGAGGACGTCGAGCACAACAGCCACCACTACATCAACGTCCTGACCGATTGGCAGAAGACGTTCCTGACGTGGGAGCTCGAGTGGTCCGCGGCTGCATCGGATGCGGCCGTCGAGCTCGCGGCGATCTCCGAGGTCCACCGCATGTTCTTCGACCAGAACGGCCTGACCGCTCTGCTCGACCAGATCAAGTTCGAGTTCAGCGACGCTGACCGCGACCTGCTGGCCGCCGAGCTGCAGGATCTGCGCGACGCACGGGAGGACTGATGAGTGTCCAGCCAGACGCGAAGGAGTCAGTGGAGATCCCGCATCACGGCGACATGGCATTCGTGGCTCTCATGGATGCGCTGGCGCCAGAGGCGGGAGCTGACCCGGCTGCAGCGGGAGGAGATCCTGCTGGCACGCCTGCAGGCGACGCTCCAGGTGCTGCTGCGGGAGCAGCTGTGGGAACTGGGAGTCCCGATGGCGGAAGCGCTGGGACGGCTGGATCACCACCAGCAGCTGACCCGAAAGCGGGTGCAGGTGATGCAGCAGCAGCAGGTGGAGATGCGCAATCAGCAGGAGGAGCTGCTGCTGGAGGTGCTGAACAGCCTCCAGCCGTCGGCACAGACCCAGCTCTCCCCGCTGATTGGACAGCAGATGCAACCGCTCTTCTCCCCAAGCTCGGTGAGCTCAGCACCAAGCTAGAGGAGAACGTCTCCAAGGCGTACCAGCAGGCTGCGTACGACCAGGCTCGCGAGGACTACGGCAACTACTTCGACGCGCTCGAGAAGCACCCCCGACTGCTGGTGGGCACCCAGGTGCCGGCCATCGGCAAGGAGGGCATGGAGACCCTGCGCGACTCCAACGACGCGAAGGAGTGGCAGGAGGCGGTCAAGGCTCTGCTCGTTGCCGAGATCCGCGAGCAGGCCACGGCCAAGATGGAGGAGTCGGCCGACTTCATGCAGACGGTGCATGCCAGCATCGACCTGTTCAAGAACAACCCCGACCTGATCCCCGGCACGAAGGACTTCAATCGGACACTGGCCGATCAGTTCGCCGGGATGATGGAACCCTACGAGGTGCGCGTCGATGGCAAGCTGCAGGGGTACAGCATCCCTGTGCAGCCGATCATCGAGAAGCTGCGCGCCAACCTCAAGACCGCCGCATCTGCTCCCCCCGTCGTGGGTGCGGCACCCCCTGCGGCGGCTCCCTCGCCTCGACCCGCGCCGGAGCCGCCGCAGGCTGGGATCCAATCCAAGGCAAGCAGTGGGGCGGAGAGGGAGGATTTCTCCACGTTGTTCGGCACAATAGGACTGCCCAACCTTCAAATCTGAGGAGCCCGCCATGCCGCACGCCGCCGCAACATTCGCCACATCCGTCAAGCAGAGGAAGTCTCCAGCCCAGACAGCCGCTGCCAACGCCACCACGGTCAACGCTGCACGCACGAAGTACGCCAGTAGCGAGGCACAGACCGTGGAGGACTACTCCGAGCTCACCAAGCTGACGCCGCAGATCGCGACGCTCAGCCCGACCACCAAGGCGGCCGGCGCTGCTCAGTTCACGCTGACGGTCACCGGCTTCGACTTCGACGCTGGCGCCAAGATCCGCTGGTCCGGCACCCAGCAGACCACCACGGTCGTGTCGCCGACGTCGCTCACCTGCACGATCTCGGCCGCCAAGGTGGCGACTGCTGGGAACTTCACCGTGACCGTGATCAACGGCAACGGCAAGATCAGCAACGGCATCGTCTTCCCGGTCACGGCCTGACGAAAGGAGGCCGGTAGTGCCTACGTTCCCAGTGCACTACCGGCCTCGGCCGTATCAGGTTGAGCTCCACAAGATGTGGCGCACCAAGCGCTACGGCATCGCGGTGCTCCCGAGGCAGACCGGCAAGGACGTAGCCGCCTCGATGGAGCAGTGCGATGCCCGGCTGCGCACGCCCAAGACGACGGGTGTGTACATCAGCCTGAGCAACCCGATGATCCGAGACATCCTCTGGGACAAGACGTACATCGACCCGGGGTCGGGCGAGTACATCCAGGGCCTGCAGGACAACGTGCCTCCGGAGCTGGTGGACTGGAAGGCCACCGTCATGGAGGGCCGCTTCAACAACAGCAGCCGGCTCAAGCTGCAGGGCTACTTCCAGTCGGGCCAGGACAAGGCCGGTGTCGGCACGTCCTACCAGGACTACACCGTCACCGAGCTGGCGCTGTTCAGCCGGGAGGATCCGATCCCCCGGATCATGCCCATCCTCGAGAACCGTGCTGAGCAGAAGCGCCTGATGGTGGTGAGCACCCCGCGTGGGAAGCGGCGCAACCCACTGTGGCAGCTGATGGAGTCCATGAAGGACAACCCGGAGGCACAGGTCATCATCCGGACGATCGACGACCTGAACGCCATGATGAAGAAGGAGGGGCTGGATCCGGTTTTGACGGCCGAGGAGCTCGAGCGGATCCGGGACACGTACCTCAAGCGGTTCGGCAACGACCGCATGTTCGAGCAGGAGTACTACGTCTCCTTCGAGGAGATGGACGCCGCGGCTGTGTACGGCGAGGCGTACATGAAGATGGTCGCGGACAAGCGGATCTACGACTACAACCTCGACCCCGGTCACCCGGTGTACGTGGTGTTCGACATCGGTGCCTCGGGCATCCACTCGGACGCCACGGCCTGGATCGTGTTCCAGTGGATCAACGGTCGGCTGTTCATCTACGACTGCGGCGAGGGTCACGGCAAGGCACTGCCCGAGTACGTGGACGTGCTGCAGCCGAAGCACTACTTCCACAAGATCGGGGCCCTGATCCTGCCGTGGGATGGTGACCACCACGAGAAGGCGGTGAACACCACCCCGGCCGACATGATGCGTCAGCGGTTCCCGAACGTGGCTGTGCTCGCCAAGTCGAACAAGGTGTGGAAGATCCCCGGCTCACGGAGCGGGGACTTCAACATCATCACGGATATCCAGTCCACACGGATGATGCTGTACAACACGATCATCCACGAGACGAACTGCCAGTGGCTGCTCGAATGCCTGGAGAACTACAAGTACGAGTTCAACTCCCGTCTCCAGATGTGGACGCAGCAGCCATTGCACGACAAGCACAGCCACATGATGGACGCTCTTCGCTATGGAGTTCAGGCCGTGAAGGAGCTGGACTTCTTCAGCGGAAAATTTTTCGACAACCCAGCCCAGGCTGCCGGCTCTGTCGATTACGAGCAGGACTACACAGGAGTGTGGGCATGAAGATCGTGACGATCCGCCAGGCGCTACAGCATGTGGCGGACAACCCCACGCTCAAGACCGACGTGCTCCTCGACGTGCACACCCACGAGCTCGTCGCCCGATCCCTGTTCGAGATCGCCAACGGTGTGCAGATCAGCGAGCGGGGATCCCTGACGCGAGCCAATGTCGCGCGCAACATGATCTTCAACCGGCTCGTCGGTCGCCGGCGTGCAGGTTCACACCCAGCCTCCGGCCAGAAGGTGGAGCTGGAGTTCATCGACCTCGTCGGAGGGGAGCTCGAGTCATGACCGAGGTTGTTCTTGCGCGGAAGTTCCGCAACCAGGTTCCCGACGATCATCGGGAGAGCCTCGACACCCGGCTGCTATGGCTGTGGCACCAGCGGTTCGGCACCGTGCAGACGGTCTACTCGAACAGCCCCGACATCCTCGATGTGACGGCGGCCACGCTCATCCTGCAGGCTGTCATGGCCCGGGACCTCAAGAGCATCCAGCAGCTGTTCCAGCGGCTCGAGGGCAGCTCGGTGTACGACGAGCAAGTCAGAGCCCAGGTGGCGGCAGTGCGGATCTGAGGGCCATCTCACGCCACCGGGCAGCCTCGGGGCGCTGACACACCAGGCAACGGCACTTCCGGGGCTTGAAGGCATGCAGGTAGGCGTCCGTGTCTGGCCTCGTGACGGGCCAGGAGCGGGCCTCCTGGGGCAGGAGAGGCAGCGGGAGCAGCCAGTGCCCACCCCAGCGCTCAGCGCCCGCCACAGGCGGCTTCCTGACGCCGTACGTCCGGTCCTCGGGAGCCTTCGGCTTGTACCTCGTGCCGTTCGAGTAGACCCGGGTACCGTCAGGGAGGACGGTGATCGGGTGATGGGTCATGGATTGAGCACACCTTCGACGTACTCGGCGTAGAGCGTCAGGGTCAGCGGCCTGTGCCGACGGATGTAGTAGCCGGGCTTCACCCGGTACGTCTTGGGCACCTTGCGTCCCATGATCCAGGTCATGTACGGCTTGCCGAAGTAGAACTCGAGGATCTTGTTGATCTTGCGCAGGTCGCTGCGCCAGTTCTGCTTGCCCGGCTGAAGCGCCTGCTGGTCCTTCATGATGTCGACCATGAGGATCCCGGTCGCCCACTCGTAGACCATCACCGCGGACACGCGATGACCGTGGTCGGGAGACAGCTTGCGCAGGAACTTGCGCACCTCTCGTTCCCACTGCACCAGGTGAGGGTTCTCCCGGATCAGATACTTGTCCTTGGTGAAGGGCATCTTCGCCCTCATCTCGTCTGGTAGCACCAACGAGTCGATCCGCTCGGACGGGCGGGGGGCGGCGGCCGTTGAAGGCAGCCGCCTCTTGTCAGCCTCCTCCTTGTTGAACCTCTTCTTCAACTCTTCTTCGACTTCAGACAGCCGTGACTTGTCATCGAGCATGGCTGAAGTCTGTCACAAAAAAGAGAGAGCCGAGGCCAATGGCCCCGACTCTCCCTCCCTTCCCTAGCCCTTGTACCCGATGGCAGCGAGCTGCTTGAGGGTCTTGTGGTTGGCCGTGCTCGTCGGCGAGAACGCCATGAGCACGACACCTTCACGGTGTGGGTTCGTCACCCGCCAGTGACCTGAGCCTGTGCGCTCCACGATGAAGCCGGCGCTCTTGAGGCGGCGGACCAACTGCATCCGTTCGGCACGGCCGCTCACCAGGACACCTCGGTGAGCACCTTCTCCATGCGCTGCACACCCTGCTCGGTGATCAGGTGTGCGTCGAGCAACTCCCACACGACAGCGCGGATCCTCTCGACCTCGGCCCCAGCCATCAGTTGTACCGCCTCACGTTGGCCACCAGCTTGTCGGCCTCGGTCGGGTCCAGCCCG